ATCTATCATTGCTTTTTTTGTCATGTCAGCAGCTGATCCTTGTATCAATCTATTTAAAGCTTTATACGTGTAAGCACGTTTAATCCCTGGTCCGTGTTCCAAGAGCGCTGCATCATGTGGCAACGCCTTATGTATTCCAAACTGGTTTGGTTCCCACAAATGAAACCTACACAAACGTCCAAGTAAAGTTCTAACTCTACCGGATCCTTGAGCACGTTGCATAACATTGTCCATCAATTGTTTTACAAATGGAACTTTGTTATGATATTGTTTAAACAATCCATCAGATTTTTCTTTAGATATACCAAGTTCTGCTTGTAATTTATTTTTACCCATACCATAGAACAGACCAAGATTTATAGTCTTAGCTTGTGATCTAGGTATCTCTGCCATTTCTGCTACAATGCTATGAAAATCTGCATCACCATCGTGATATGCATCTAATACTTCTCCTGCACCATATAAATTCTGTAAAGCTGCATAATGCACTACCAGCCTAGGCTCTTGTTGAGAATAGTCAAATACACCCCATGTATGGCCTTCCTCAGGTATAAATAATGACCTAATAGCAGGTCCAAGTTCCTTGTTCCGTGCTGGTATTTGCTGTAAATTTGGGTTCGAGTAACTAAATCTACCTGTTACTGTTCCACCATTATCGGATCTTAATTGATTGATTTCTGCATGAATTCTACCTTTATGTGAATGCTTTATTATGGTATCAATAAATGTGGTATGGGCCTTATTTATTTCACGGGCTCGGGCTATTTGTTTTACCAGTGGGTGGGGGTGATTCTGTAAAAAGTTTTTAGTAAATGATGGAGAATTTGTTTTTTCGGTTGAGTCATAGGGTAGGTTTAGTTTTTGAAAAACTTGCGCTATCGACCTCGCTGCCCATATTTGAACATCTACTTGTGTTTCTGTTTTTACTTTTTGTAGGCATTCTTTTTCTTGTGCAATTAATTGTTGTTTTAATTTGTGAGCGCCTTCAACGTCTACTCTTACTCCTAAAAAACGCATATCGACTAGGCAAGGAAAAAGTTCAGTTTCTAAATCAAAAATAGAATTTATATCTTGGTAATCAATTTCTTTCTTTAATTCTTTCCAAAGTTCTAAAGTTATCTCAGCATCTTTTTCTGCATAAGCGCCAACATAAATGGCAGGTAGTTTATACATTTCTGCCTTGGCGTCAACACCCCAATCCTTTGCAGCTTGATATAAATCAGTTTCATTCTTTCCTTTTCCAGTGTATCTTTTAGAACAATTGTTTAAGTCATAACGCATTTGATTTTCATCAACTAAGGCCGATGCAATCATCGTGTCTACAATTTTACCGTTAACACTTAAACCGAGTGCTCTTATCCAACACACGTCATACATGGCGTTATGAAATATTTTTGTAGCTTCTGTGTTTAATACAGCTTGAAACCATTTTAAAACTTTTTTACGATCCATATTACCACCACCCTCATGTGCGATAGGATAATAACCAGACCAGCCTTGAACAGCTACAGCAACACCTACAACGTCACCATTATTAATTACTGATCCTGATCCCATCTTCATTAAGTCTGGATCTTTTGTTTCTAAATCAATTGCTATTTCAGTATGTTTTGATAGGTCTGGGAATTCTTCTGGCGGTAACCATTCTGTTTGTGGTTTAAAAAGTGGTACTTGCATTATTTAGTTATCCCCCATGAGTTTGGTTTTTCTTTTTTTTCTTCTTTTGGTTTTTCTGGATAGTCTCTATCAATAGCCATATCAATATAATGTTTAGCTTTTAATAAATCTTCTTTCTGATTTTTCTGTTTGTGACGACACAAATATTTTATAGCATTGCCTTCTGCAAAGGGCAAATTATTTTTGTTAATAAATTCTGATGGCTGAATTACCATAGATTTATAGTGATCCCCACCTACCTGTTTTTTATATATTTGATCTGTCATTTGCTAATTCCTTAATTATTCTTTGAATAAGATATTCTTTTCTTCTCGCTTTAACTTCTGGTCGTTGATTATAAGCTTTGTCCCATGCTTTACCTTTAAAACTTTGTCTCCATTTTTTTCTTGCTCGTTTTCTGCTTTCAGCGTAAGGATGTGTCATATTATGTATCCTTTATCTGCTCTCTTTGGTTCTATTATATGCAAATTTTCTTTCGTTCTTGTTGCACCCACATAAAATAATCTATTTTCATCGTCTGGATTTCTCTCATACGTATTCATAGTCGTTTGTGTTAGATCAGTCAAGAGAACAACGTTTTGTGCCTCCCCACCTTTTGCTGCGTGAATAGTTGATAACTCTATTCTTGGTTTTTTATTTAAAGTCTCACCGTTTGCTCTCATTTTTCTTAAATAATTTACTCTGGTTTGACCTGCATCATCAAAAGCTCTGTACCATTCATTACTTGTTTTTAAACCATAATATTTTTTTAAAGTATCCATGTCATACATACTCTCTTTAGCCATACCTTTTATTTTTTGTTTATCAAAATTTTCATTAGTCATGTATTTAGATATTTTTTCTAATTGTTTAAAATTTAATGGTTGTCCTTTTCTTAAGTGTTCCCAATCAGTTGCTGCTTCTTGTAAATCTTTTTCGTAATTTCTTTTGTATCTGTTTTCATAATAAAAACCTTTTCTATACAAAGAGTCTTCTACATCTTTTAACATGTGTCTTGTTCTTGCTAATACTAGCCATTCACCTGATGACATATCCACACTATCTATGTCAAAATGTCTGTGTAAACTTCCCTCATTTGTTTTAGGTTGCCAGTTTTTATCTATTCTATTTTTAATTCTGTTAATAATTCCCATTGCTAATGCATGAACTTTCATAGGTATTCTATGTGATTGTATTAATGGAAGATTAATCATTTGATCTTTAAGTGCGATAAAAGAATCTACATCAGCACCAGCCCATTTAAATATAGCTTGATCGTCATCTCCTGCAATAAATGTATCCTCTGTTTTATTCCAAATAGATTTTGCCATATCCCATTGCATTAATGATAAATCTTGTGCTTCATCAATAAACACAACATCAAACTTTGGTGATTTATCTGACTTAGTAAACTCTGTAATCATGTCATTAAAATCTATTAAAGCATATTCTTTTTTATATCTTTTTAATTCATTATATATAATTCTTAACTTATCTAATTCTAAATCTTGTGTGTGCTCCATCCTGTTGTACTGTTGTTCTGGAGTTATATTTCTAAGTTGTGCTAGTTGTATAATTTGTAAGTATTCACTATCAGATGTAAATATACCATGATCTTCTTGGTGTTCTGCATACGCCACAGGAAAACCTAATTTTTTTCCAAGATCTTTGTAATGTCTTGGTTGCATTACTTGATCTTTTTTTAATCCTAATTTTCTAAATGCTAATGAGTGTAGTGTTCTAAAATATGGAAGATCATCTTCAGTTAAATTAAATTTTTTTATTGCTTCATTTCTAGCGTGATAAGCAGCTTTTTGTGTAAAAGCAAAGTAACCAACTTTATCTGGATCTGTATTTTTAAGATAATCATCTACTTTGTTTAATAGTGTCGTTGTTTTTCCCGTGCCAGGTGGTCCTAATACTATTGTCTTCATTAAACTTTTCCTTTTTTAATCATGGTTACTTCCCAACATTCATTTCTAGATCTAGATACACCCTTATTATTTTGACTATGGGTTGCCCAACGTAAATTTTTAGGGCTATAATTAAGTCTGTCATTATTTATATGATCTACTAATACTTTTTCTTTAGGGCTATCATTTTTAATAAAAGCTAAACCAACTACTCTATGCATTTTAATATCTACATAAATTCCATTTTTTGCTCTAACACCTGTTCGCACATAAAATTTTGATATATTAAGTTTTAAAATTTTTCCTGTTTGTTCATTTTTTATAAAAGGAAAAATATTTCCTAATTCAGGTCTAAAAGGATTTACTCCACCTGTTTTGTAGAGAAAAAATTTATTTTTAGGTATTAAATTATATTGATGTAATCGTGCATGACTAGGGTTTGGATCTGTTAACGTAGAAATATCTACATAATCAATATCTTTAATTATAGTTTTAAAAGGATCTAGTTCTGGAAATAAAAGTAATTGATCTCTAATCATTAAAACACATCTTTCGGTTTTAATTCTTTTTCATTATAGTCTTCTGTTCGTTTATCAAATTGTTTAACCACAAATACAGATATTCTTTCTTTACCAACTCTTTTTTCTTGGCAATTACATGTTTCTTTTAACATCTGTGCTGTTCTTTGATAATTTATATCCCATCTTTGTCTTATTAAAAATTGATTAAAAAATCTGTTGTATACAAAATGATGATAACCATCACTAGTCCACACACCACCTTTTTTAAGATCATTTATATCTGATCCTATGTGTCTGTTTAAACAAAACTCTTCTAAATGATTTCTTAATTGATCGTGTGTTGTTACACCTTCTGGTGGTTCGACAGGTTCGTGGTTCTTCATCAGTGGATTTATTATCATGTCCCAATCTTTTGGTTTCACTGTTGGTGGTTTAAAATCTAATTGTTCCATGCACGCTTCTTGAAATAAACTTTGTTGTTTTAAAAATTTTACATTCTCCAAATGCAATCTTTCACCATCTACGTTTAAATAATAATATGGTTTTTCTAATTTAATTTTTTGTAAATCAGTTAATGCAGGAAATACTATTTCTTCTCCTATTCCATACTTACGACTCTTACATAATTTTTTATCACATAAATTACACATAGGAG